ATCACTACAGACTCATTTGTAAAGCCTCTAGTCTGTAGGTTATTCATCATATCTCCAGATAGTTGTAGATTAACCTTAGATCCAAAGTTTGTACCGCCTCTGGCTAGTTTAGGCTTTCTAGTTGGATAATCTTCTGCATATACTCTGACTGTTTTTCCATTTACTTTTTTAGTAAACCAAAAGGGAGCGTGAGTTTTGTAAGGCTTAAAGTTCTTATTAAATACATCCTTACCGCCCTTAGTAGTATGCACTCTAATCCTATCAGCAACCTCATCTCCGATTGCTTTCCAAAAAGATCTTTTAAATTCTGGTATCTTACCGAGATTAGCCATTCTGCTCTAATTGTTGTTGAGGTGTTAATGGTGTCTTTTTAAATCCGCCTTTCTTTTCAATTTGCTTAACTGCATCTTGTGGATCTGTTAGCTTCCTAGATACTGATGTTTCCTTAGCCCATCTATGTCTACATGAGAAACCACCGCCATCAATAAATGCTCCAGAATATCTTCTGTCTATTTCTGATCTAGTCAATGCTCCAGCAGATGCCATCTCTAGGCATATATCTCTAGTCTTATCATCTATAATTCCTTGATATACATAGGTCGCATCTTCTGTATCAAATCTAGCCATCTCACTCGTGACAGTTCTTTCAAATGTATTTAAAGCAGTATTCGCTAATGTCTTAGCTTGATCTTTTCTTAGCACTCCACCAGATCCACTTAGGATTGATTCTGTTATCTGGGCTGTAGTTTTATTCCCTACGACTCCCTTAATAGCTTCATCCACTACTTTCTCACCCATTGTATTAATCTGGCTTATAAAGGTCGCTCTATCTAATTTAACTAAGGCTAATAAAGTTTCTTCTGTAACTGCTCCAGTAAACTCCATGCCTAGCAATACGCTTTCATACTGCGACATTAATATATTTATATCTTTCTGTAATCCTATTTGATTCAATACATAATCCCTTACATCTATACTAGACATCAAAGACATAAACTCATCTCTAAGCATAGAATCTTTAAGGGCTAGGATCTCATTAACCATAGCCAGTTGTGCTTTCTCTAGCGAGTCTGCGAATTGTTCTGCTATTTGATCTTTAGTCACTTCTTAAAGCCGATAGTAATGGTGAAGCTGGTGCTTCTGGTTCTGGAGTTTCTTCCTGTATTGTAGAAAGTTTTTCTTCTAATTCTTCATCTGTAATATCTGGATTGAAATGCCTTAATAAATCTTTCTGACTCATCAATCCATTATCCATCATAAAAGTAAGGCGATCTTTCTCTTTTGACCAGTCTTCTGGATATTGTGACTCACTAAAATCAACCGAATAAGACTCATCAAATACTTTACCAGTATGAACTTCAATAACTTTACGATCTATCGAATAACGACTATTCTCGAAGTCTACAAACATAGGTATGTCTGATTCTCTGTTCTCTAAGTTCTCCATGTTTAAAATCTTTAAGGCTTGACCGCTTGGGACTTGTCCTTGCTCACCCCATCTTACTGCAAGAGCGTGATTCTGCCCTGTGATGTTTAATAACTGCTTAACCGATTCAATCATACTAGGAATATTAGAAGGCGGTGAAACAAAATTCATAGATGCACCTTCTGGAAGTGAGATCAATCTATCTACTCCCCATTTTAAATTAGGAACAGCCTCATCTAATCCAGTAACTACAGGAGAACCCATCTGATAGCGAGTAGCTAACATAACCTCTGTAAATGCGATACTACAATGTAATGAAGCCATTGTGACATCTTGAGCATCATAGGGGAATTGTATTCTACTTATTGGGTTAAGAGAATAAGGATTAATCATTTCTGGATTCCCTTCTAGTGGATAGATCCTTCCATTAATATCAAATAAGAAGTGCATCCCCTGTTCGCCTTCTCTATCTTCTGACCAGAATACAAACTCCCTATCACCTTTAATATTTGTGCCTCGCTCATAGCTATAACCATAAGGCTCTAACTCACCCTCATAATAGTATTCTCTAACATTCGGCAATATATGATACTGTATTTTCTGTAGCTTGTTATTCCATACGCTCTTGACATGGATCGTTCCCAGTAACCAAGCTAACTCACTTGCTAATCTGCTTTGTGAATTAAGGTGATGTGTATAGGTTAGATATTCTTCTGCGAGTTCGCCACCTATAAATCTTTTAGCTGGGTTTTTGTATAGCATCATTCTGGCTCTAGCAAATCTTGATACTACTTTCCCTAATGGTAATGTAGGTATCTGACTTAATGATGCACCGCTAAAGTATTCCTGTACATAGCCATCTACGCCTTTATTATAATAAAAATCTAGTGACATTTGTCTTTGTTTATACTCTTGCTGGAATACAATATCTTCTGCATTTTTTATAGATTCAAATACTGCTTTCTTTCCTAAGTCTGGGATTGTAATCATGTCGTAATAATTCATTAGCTAACAGCCCTGTTCTGGTTAATCATCATATCTGCCATTGTTTTTCGCTTTCTATCTTTATGCTCTTTATCCAGATATAAACCATATAGATGCAGACCAATTAATGCTCCCAAAAATCCAACTAATACGCCCATTATAAACATTACCATTCGTAACTCACCGCTTCTCTTTTCACTACTGGGTACTTATACGATATATAATAAGAACAAGCATCCATCATGTGAGTGAGTTTTATATCGCTTTTATCAATCTTACCATCTCTGGTTCTTTGTACCTGTTCTAAATCTTTTATTAAATAAACACATTTAGGATCTACAGTCATTCTGACTTTACCATTAGCATCTTTTAACATTCTATTCAAAGCGTTTAACCTATCAATCACAGGTGGATTAGCTTTCTTAGCTATAATATGAAAGCCATGATCTCTTAGAATTTGATGATCAGAACGATTACTTGTAGTTGATCTGGCTCTACCAGCGGCATCTGGATAAACAGGAATATTTGGAGCAAGTTTCTTCATCTCCTTTGCTATTTCTTCTGTATTAGAATTGGTAAGCCTAATCTCATCAAGATAATGAATTGAATCAGAAAACTCCATAATAAGAACTGCACTCATAGCCGATACATTGAAGTCAATCCCATACGCTAATCTGCCAGTCCTTTGATCTGTTTGTTTTACATGGATCTGTCTATCAAAGTTATACGCTGCCCTATTGCCTGTTGTTTCAAACGAGGCTAAAAACTCTGTTCTAAAAGCCCTTTCATCCATCATTGATTTAGCTTTCTCTATTTCCTTTTCTGGTACAAAGCCACCATCTACAGTTGTAAACTGCCATGACTTCCAGTCAATGCTCTTGCCTTGTCCTAGCATATAAGCATCATATAGATGATCATAGCCATTAGGTGTACCTATAAACAAAGCATCCCCATCTGTTGTTGTAAGCATAGGATAGATAATTTCTTCCCAGACATGAGGTTTGATGTAGCTGTATTCTTCCATACATACCATGTCAATCCCAGCACCTCTAAGATTATTTTCTTGCTCCGATCCTTTAATTGCAATCTCTGCTCCATTAGGAAGTTTGACCAGTAATTCAGATTCATTAACTTGTGCATCATAATCTCTGAAAATAGTTCTTAATAGTTTCCATGTTGTCGTCTTGCCTTGCCTGTAAGTAGGTGTAATGATCCATCTTCTTTCATTAGGTTCTATCTTCCGAGATAGCAACCACATTAAACTTAAATAAGACTTCCCAAACCTTCGCCCAGCTACCAAGACTTTTCTTTTGGCTGGATGTTTGATAATCTCCCTTCGTTTGGTGTCTAAAGTCCAATCAGTCAATGTTCATAATTTGTATAGGTTCGTTCTTATGAGTGACTTCCCTAGTTTCTTTGCTCTTACCCTCTAACCTTTCTACTATAAACTTTATGCTATTTAGATCCCCTCGTTCTGCTAACTGAAATAATTTACTAACAATAATATTTCTTCTTTCTTTATCGCCTACCTTTGTAAAGCTAAAATCTTTGATTAAATCAGTATAAGCGTTTCGCCTTCCATTTGGGTTGCCAGACTCGCCTTTTTTCCATCTATTACCAAGCGTATTCCCTTTGGCAAAATCGCCATTTTCTTTATGATTAGAACGTTTGTTGGGCGTTTCTTTATTCATCTATAGGAACTAAAGCCATCATTAAAGGCTTATTAAGTTTATCCATTAAATGCTTTACTTCACTTGAATCAATTTCATAAACATCAAATTCTAATCTCCAGTTGTGGGTAGTCTTTAGGTTCTTAATACCTACTAACTCAACATTGAGCGTATTTCCCTCTGTGTCTGGAGTGTTTGTTTTCATAGTTATTTGGTTTGCCGACAAACCTATGATCTATTTCCATTCTATCGCCCTTCTCATCATTTAGTATCTTTTTTGAACGAGTGAGGGAAGATCGCCCCTCTATATATAC